GCTGGACCATATCCTGTGGTCGCGGTATAACGAATATCAGCGCCGTCTTTGACGTAAAATTGATCATCAACGGTGTTATCACCTGTTGTTGTTACATTACCACTGCTATCCACATCTAAATTAGTTGTTATAGCTCCTGTGGTTGCGTTTTTAGTGATTTGTTCAAAACCACCTTCGGACCGGACTGGTCCACTGAATGTTGAATTTGCCATAATTAAGTCTCCTTAATAATCCTATCGTCTTTTGGCATTGTCTGCTAGGCCAGTCGATAGGTAAATATAAAATCCTAGGTAAGAGTTTATATTACTGTTAAATGAGGAAAAGATAAAGGAAAAAGAAAAAAGGGGCCGAAGCCCCTTTCTCTGTAATACTGAGTAAGAAAGTGTATTACAAACTTCCATTTACTGGTTCTTAAGCGCCTTGCGAGCCATATATGCCACGAGGATTACTCCAACCAAAGCTGTAACGTTCTCTAGCCTTGAACCTAACATTTCCGGTATCAAAATCACCTTCCATGTTTGTGCTCATAGGCGATCTCACGAAATGCTTCATGCCGTCTGGACAATCTGTTAATAGAAACCATGCATCAGTATCTGTTAGGAAATGGTTAACAGCATAGCCGTTAGGTATCATTCCCATATTCTTGATTGCATTGATATCATTATCAGACGTTCCGACACGACCTGGCGTTTCGATTAAACGTTCTGCTATGAATTGAAGTTGCGGTGGCACAATTAGCTTCATCCCCTGAAGAGCAAGAGTTAGATTACGATCATCAACAAGAGTTGATATTGTAATTAAACCGTCTTCAAGTGATGTTTCGTTCAAGTCAACTGCGGTACTAGGAGTATTTGAGAAAGTTCCGCCACCTGCTAGGGTATGCGAACTGTTTATCAATGATAAACCATCTCCACCTGTGTAACTACTGCTAAAAGCATTATTTAGAACATTAGAGGCTTTGACCTGTTTGGTGTGAGCCATAGAACGCGCAAGCGCCTTCGTATAACGAGCACCGAGTCGGTCATAGAGGTTATCCTCTACAGCTTCTTCTGTTAATGCAAATGCTAATGCAATAGTTTCATGGGTGTAACGAGCAGTAAAGCCTTCATAGGCTGTATCAAACTCAACTCCATCACCCTCTCTTTTCACTGGGGCATTTCCGAACCCTGCAATAAGAACTTCTTCTTCAAATGCACGGTCTGAGCTTTCGCTCTCGAAAATTTCCTCGTGTTCATTCTCATAACGAGAATACTCCATGCCGAAAAGGGCGTTTAAACCAGGCTCTAATTCTTTAACGAGCTGTGCTCTTGAAATTGCCATTGTCTAATTCTCCTTTATGCTAAACCAACTTGTGCTTGTCTATACAAATGGTTTTGTACTAGAACAAGAACGTTAGTGTTTGCAGTACTAACATCAGAGTTTTGAGGGTCTGTAGATATCTCAATTGCTTTCATTGGCAACGTAGCTGTAGTAGCTCCCGTTGTCACATCAAGCTCAACATTAGATCTACCACTGCTGGTATCTCCTACTGTCGACTGGTCTACAATATCAAAATTACCCCACAGGTCAGCGACTGGGAAAGCAGCGTCAGCTTGTACTTCATAAACGATATAAGGATCGTCAAAAATAAAAGCGACTGCATCCGTAGCAGCGTTTCCTGGCCAGTAATTGCTCCAAGTGGGCTTACTGGTAGTAGGGTCAGTGTAGTAGCAACCATTAAACACACCAACAATAATAGCACTTGTAGCACTACCACTATCAGCTCTGGCTATTCTTGTAACAATACCAGCTGTGTTTTGGGTCACAATGTCACCATTGTAGATCTTAGTCGTATTAGTAGCATCTGCTGTTGTAATACGATATCTAGATTGACCTCCGTTGAACGGTGAACCGCTAACATGCTTAACTGGACGCAAACCAAATGCGGCGTCTTTATTTGCCATGATAAACTTCTCCGATCACGAGATTAATATTAAGTAACACTTAAGGTTTCCCTTTAGTATTACCGCCAAATGTAACCCTGGACTGCCGACTTTTAGTGATCGGCATTGCAGGATGTTCTTCACGCATGAGGTTGTTGTCAACTGCATTCATTTGATTCATTGTTTTATCTTCAAAATACTGATTTCGTTCTTCAGCAATTGATGCATCGATTTTACAAAGCATAAGCCCACCAATTCCGACTACACCTGCGTGTTTGCCGTGGTCAATGGTTGGAACATCAAACTCTGGAATTTCTTCCGGTTTAACTGGTTCCCATCCTTCGCGTAGTCGTTGCATAACATTCTTTCGATCTTCCTGACCTCTGATTTCATTACGAACCCAACGGTATTTTATACCAGGAGGGGGTTCAGGCGTTTTCAAAAGAGAAGGCGGTTCCCAAGGGCGTCTAGCCTTTTGAGTCTCGCGTGTTTCTGAACTTCGAGAAGTTCTGTCAATTTCAACATTTTCTTCGATTTCAATTTTATCATTCATGAGTTATCTAACCTCGCTTTGTGAACTGCATAATCCTTGAAAGAAACTCCTAAACGTTTAGCTAATTGCTGTTCGCTAGGTGTCAACTCTACCTGATTACGATTTTTCCTGCGCCCATTTGAGTTACTGCGTGATGGTGAAGCGACGGTTTGGGCGGGTTTCCCATCTGCTTCCACGATATTTTCAAAACGATTCGGCAACTCTTGCTTCATCCTTTTGTTAATTTCAGAGTAATAGCCATCTGACTCTGTGTCAAATCCTTCTTGTGATAATTGTTCATGAACAGCGATAGCTACGTTGGTCATTATTTTATCTTTTCCAAACCAAGTATTCTCATTGGCCCAAGATTGGGCACGTTGTGAAGGAGGATTATAATCTGGCTGCCTTGGATTTTGTCTTTGTTCCAGCATGGCCGCTTGCTGTTGTTGAGCATACATATCTTGTTGTGCGTTGTATTGCTCTAGCTCTTGATTGTATCTCTGAAGTTGTCCTTGATATTGGTCATGTGCAACCTTATCAGCCGATGCAGCAGCTAATATGGACTGGGCTTCAGCAATTTGACCCGAATCGCCGTCTTCCATTGCTTTTTGCAAAGCAATCTTAGAGCCTTCTAATTGAGACTCCACTCTAGCGCCAAACTCATTGCCGTAGCTTTGCGACATTTGTGCTTGTTGGTTTTTAAGGGTTTTGTTTTCTTCGGCAATTTCTTTTGCGTATTGCAGAGCTTGTAGCTCTCTTCTTTGGAAATCTTTTGCTTGTTTAACGGCTTTGTTAATTCTGTTTTGTGCTAACTTAGCGCGTTGAGTGGCTTCATCTTCGCCTTTTTCAGCATCTTTTTTAACATGATCGCTAACTTCAAAGTCTTCTTGAACCTTTTCTTCTTCTATCGGAGCAAGACCTTCTAGGTCTTTTCCCTCTAGTTCAATAAAAGTAGATTCTTCAGAGACTGTTTCATTAGCCCTCTTGTTTTCTGGCAATGCTGCCTTTTTAATCTTTTCGTCGGTAATTTCTGGTAATGCTTCAGCCATTTTTTTTCCTTTATAAGCTCTGGATATCGTCAGGGTTTAAAATAGTACCAATGACTTCATCATCATTAATAATTCTAACTTCTGCGCCATCATCTAGTCTAAAACGAGCACCTGCATATCTCCCAATCAAAACCCATTCGCCTTTTTTACACCAAGATTCACCGTTAAATTTTCCAGAATCTTTATAGGCCAATGGTCCGAGTTTTAAAACATACGCAACAACTGTCGCTAAAGCCTCTCTATCAACCACAGAATCTGGCAATACAATGCCACCTTCTGTCATGCCTTTTCCTTTGTAGGGCAATACCAATAACCGCCAGCCTGTTGGTTTTGGCATTCTTTCTAAAAGGGAGCTGTCTAAAAGAGAAGGATCAAGCACCAGTTCTTTTGGTTCAATGTAAGCATCTTGGGTCGATACTTTGCCGTTGCTTTCTTCTATTTTTTGCGCTTTATTTTGAGCCTCGCGTTCGGCTAGTATATGTTGTGGGACTGCTAGGTCACTCATCAAAACTGTCTCCAGTTGTATTTTGCAACACTTCTTTTAAATCATCCTCAAAGGAGCGAAGTGCCGTCAACTCTCCAATGAGAAAACGATAGTCTTCCATCGTTTTTATTGAACCAC